CAAGTAATATATCCCAATACTTGGCAGGAGCAGCGAACACCGCAGGAACTCCCGTAGATACTAACGAATTAGTTAGAATCGTAAACCAATTTTTAGGACAAGGTGAACAAATCAGTTCAGATTTGACAACCGTAACTAATGGTGTTTATAAAAAATTCGGAGCAATTGATAAGGTAACTAATAGAACTGAAATCGTAACATCTGGAATTTGGAGTGGAGATACGGGTTCTTTATCTGTATTTTATACATCATCTGCACAACTTGCAGGTGTTAGTGGTAAATACTATTTAGATGTATATAATGCAGAAACATCATCTACATCAGCAGAGGTTCAATTCTCAATTGCATATGGAGATGCTAATGGTAAAGGAGCACCTACATTAACACAAAACGATGATTCCAACTTACAAACTACTGCGGTTTATAACCAATTTAAGAATGTATTGTTAGATTCGGCAGATGCTTATTTTAGTGTTTATACTGGTTCAACTGCGGCAGGACATGATTTAACATCATTCTATGCAATCAACATCAACAGAGCAAGATACAAAGAAAAATTAGACCCAGGTAATATTCAAATTACATTATCAGGTTCAGTAGGTCTTATTACTTTAATTGATGATTCAAATGGAACTAACGAAAGTGTAACAACTGCGGGTAGAGTTTACAATATAGTTAGTGGTGCATTAAATATTGGAACATCTTTAACTGCAACAGTTGCACAATATTCAGATACATACACAGGTCAGGGATATGGATTATTCTATCCTGATATGGGGATTATTTTATTAAACCCAAATGCATTATCTGCATCAGTTGATGGTAATTTGGAATCAGCAGCAGGTTCAACAACGGATAAGTATCACCAATCAGGTTCAGCATCCGGTTCATTAAAATTATTTGATGCATTAAATAAGGGTGCTGATTTTCAAGCAAGAAGAACTGAGAATGTTTCTACATCTCACTATTTCGTAAGAGCAAACAATAGAGAGTTTAACTTCTCAAACAACCCAACATTCGTAACTGGTTCAGTTGGTGAATTTGTTAATTCATCATTCGAAAAAGACCCACATGTTTATATTACAACCGTAGGTTTATACGATGATGCTAACGAATTATTAGCAGTAGCAAAAACTTCTAAACCAATTGAAAAATCGTTTGATAAAGAAGTAGCAATAAAAGTAAAGTTAGATTTCTAAAAGAGAATAACTTATAAACTACTGACCCACCTTTTGGTGGGTTTTTAGTTTTATGATATTTATTAGTGATATGTTAAAAAGAATTCCCAAATCAGATATTAGTATAAGACCTTTTAAGGCATATAAGGAGTGGAGCTTTTCTAGTGGTTCTACGGAAATTGATATTTTATTGGCATCCGATGTTTCATCATCATATTCAACTGGTGATAATTTATCTTTTCAACAAACTGCAATATATTCTCAATTAAAAGCAGCTTTCTATAATGGAAACGAAGATAATCCATTTACAAGATTTGGAGCAGCAAGTATAGTATATAATTCCGATAATCTAACAAAAGATAGGTTTTTAAGCGGAAGTGCAAAGGTAGTATCAATCCCACAATCATATATTGGTGAGGGTATAAAAAAAGGAACTTTAACTTTTACAAATGGAGATGCTTTATATGGTGATGATGAGTATGGTAATTTAATATCGTTAGCAGGTGATAGTTTATCTGTTGGTTATATTGGTATTCCAACCCCAAATGTTGCATCTTTGGGTTATTTGTATTTTACAGATATAGCAAATACCGTATATACTGCATCCATTATTGATTATGATATAAATACTGGTATAATAGATTTAACCTATCAAACTGTAAATTATCCAAATCTACAAGTTTTAACTTTTAATTTGGAAGATGGTAGTATGGTTATAGATAATGTTCCATTCTTAGAAGGAGCAGGTGGAACTAATAGAATTGGTAATGTATTTTATAATCAGGGTTTAATTGTTTTAACACGTGGTTCAGAGGCATATTTAACTGGTAGTTGGGAATTGAATTACAAATCAACTCAAACTATTTATGAAAACGAATATCTTCTTATTGTAAATGAAGATGAGTTTAATGTTTCTCAAAATCCATCGGCATTTACATTGGTAAATCAAGAAACTTCTTCATTTGAAACCACCGATAATAAAACGGTAAATGTCATAACTAATCCAGGTGTTAAATATATTAAAAAACTAACTACATTAGAAAACGGAAATATTTTAGATTATCGTTATACATCATCTGTAAATGAAGAAGTATTTGCAGGATTTGAACATTATGATTTAAGTGGTTCTGTGGATACTACTGGTTCATTCTTAGCACCATTCATTACAACTATTGGTTTATATGATGATAATTGTGATTTAGTAGCAGTTGCTAAATTACCACAACCTATAAAATCAGAACCAGATATTCCTGTGAATTTTATTATTCGTTTTGATACATAATCTATATTTATATATAAACAATACAAACTATGCCTACAATAGAAGAATTATACAAAGCACAACAATCAGCATTAGGTGTTGATAAAATTGGATTTGCAGCAGGTGAAAATGCTAAAACTCCTTACACTACAAACGATTTGAAAAAAGCAGATGAGCAAATTTTAACTGCTGATAAATTCAAAACGGGTAGAGGTGGTGCATTAAATGAAAAGATGTATTCAGATACATTCAAATAATAATGGCTAAAAAAGTTACTGCTAAAAAATCCAAGTCATCTTGGGTTGGTAGAAAGTATGGATTCAAATCTGGTTTAGAAGAATCTGTATCTACTCAAATAGAATCAAAAGGAATTAAAGTGGAGTATGAATCTGAAAAGATTTCATACATAGTTCCTGCATCTAATCATACATACAATCCTGATTTTAAATTACCAAATGGTATCTTTGTAGAAACCAAAGGAAGGTTTCTTGCTGCTGATAGGAAAAAACATCTGTTAGTAAAAAAACAACACCCTGAATTAGATATAAGGTTTGTATTTACATCATCAAAGAACAAAATAAGCAAAGCATCCAAAACATCATATGCAGATTGGTGTGATAAAAACGGATACAAATATTCAGATAAATTTATTCCAGAAGAATGGTTTAACGAATAGCTTGGAATTCTCAATTTTTATTCGTATATTTACGTTGTGTTGAATAGTACAGATAAAAATAAAGTAACGAATGCGTTGTCTACATCGTTAGGTAGTTATTCCGTATTGAGGGGTAATGAGTTGGCATTCTACTGTCCATTTTGTAACCACCACAAACAGAAACTACAAGTCAATTTAGAATCACAAAAATGGCATTGTTGGACTTGTAATAGTGGGGGTAAGAAACTCACATCTTTATTAAAGAAGTTAGATGTTGATAGAAAAACAATCTCTATGGTTAGAGAAATCTACGGAGATTCTAACTACAATCCACAAAATGAAGATGCTGACACAAAAGTATTCATTTCATTACCAAAAGAATTTATTTCATTAGTAGAAGAACCAAAAGGTTTTAATCCTGAATATAAGAATGCAATGCATTATCTTACAGAGAGGGGAATCACTATGAAACAGATTGTTAAGTATAATATAGGTTATTGTAAAGAAGGTTTATATAGTAGACGAGTAATTATACCATCCTACAATTGTGATGGACAATTAAACTACTTTGTTTCTCGTTCGTATTATCCTGATGAGAAAATGAAATACAAAAACCCACCAATCAGTAAGAATGTAATTTGTTTAGAATCTCAAATAGATTGGAATGAACCAATTATCTTATGTGAAGGAGTATTTGACGCAATTACAATTAGAAGAAATGCAATTCCACTATTAGGTAAGTTTCCATCAAAGTTGTTGATTGAAAAAATCTTTATGAGTGGGGTTAGTGATATTGTTATCTCATTGGATAACGATGCTAAAACAGAAGCATTGAGAGTATCGGAGTATCTTCGTAAACAAGGTATCAATGTGAGGTTTATGGATTTAAAAGATAAAGATGCTGCTGATATGGGGTATCAAAAGTTTTACGAAGAGTTAAACAGTACAAAAGAGTTTGGGGAAGAAGATTTGTTATTAAGCAAGATTAGTAGTTTATGAAATTAAAAAAGATTTACCACATTGCCGATGTTCATATCCGTAATGTGAAAAGACACAACGAATATCGTCAAGTATTTGAAAAAATGTTTGATGAGATTCGTAAGAGGGGAACGGAAGATTCTATTATTTATTTAGCAGGAGATATTGCTCATGCTAAATTAGAAATGTCTCCTGAATTACTAAAAGAAATTAGTTGGTTATTTACAGAGTGTTCTAAACTATGTGATACTATCCTTATTACAGGTAATCACGATTGTAATATGAATAATTTGGATAGATTGGATGTTCTTACTCCAATTGTAGAAGCTCTAAACCTGCCAAACTTTCATTATTTGAGAGATACGCAAGTTTACTCCATTGGTGGAGTAGATTTTGGTGTATTCAGTATTTTTGATGATAAAAAGAATTGGCCAAAAGCAGATACCTTATTTGGAAATAAAAAGATTGCTTTATTTCACGGACCAGTTGATAATTCCCAAACAGATATTGGGTATGTAGTATCTTCACGTCATTTTACAACCGAAATGTTTGATGGTTATGATTTGGCATTATTAGGAGATATTCACAAAAGACAACAAATGATTTCTCCAAAAGGATGTAAGGTTGTTTACGCGGGTTCATTGGTTCAACAAAACTTTGGTGAAACTTTGGATAAGCACGGATTCCTTGTTTGGGATTTAGATACAATGAATTATGAAGAAGTTGATATTCAAAATGATTATGGATATTATACATTGGATATTGATAAGGGTGTTGTTCCAGTTGTAAATAATATGCCAAAATATCCTCGTTTAAGAGTTCGTTTATCAAACACCGATACTGCTGATACAAAGAAAGTAATTACTGAAATTAAGATGAAGTATGGTGTTGATGATTTTACAATTATCAGAACAGACTCACTTGCCAAATCAAAGACAGGAAACAGAGATAATAAATTAGATTTTGAAGATGTATCAGATGTAAATTATCAGAACTCACTATTAAAAGAATATGTTGAGAGAATGATGCCGTTTACAACACCAGAAGATATTGAAGGATTATATGAAATCAATCGGGATATAAACAGTAGAATTGTTCAAGATGATATTCAACGAAATATCAATTGGAAACCTGTTAAGTTTACATTCTCAAATATGTTCTCTTATGGTGAGAATAACAAAATTGATTTTACCAAAGTAGGT